TCTCGCGCAGCAGCTCGAAGGGGTTGGCGTCGGGGAGCTTCACTCGTGGACCCACTCCCGCCGGGCGTAGTCGTAGGCCTCGAACACGTACCCATAGGGGCGACGATAGCCCTTGCGCTTGCCGACGCGGCACGGCGTGCTCTCGCGCACGAGCTTCTCGATCTCGTCGAGCATGTGGCCATGGTCGATGCGCGACTGCTTGATCTCGGCGTCGGTCATCGTGTCTCCTTCAGCAGGTCGGAGAACTCGTACCAGTCGTCGCCCGGCTCGCAAAACTCGGCGCCATCGCCGTCATGCTT